CCCCTGACCAGGGTTCCGTGCAAAAGCTCATTCGAGCCTCCTGCCTAAGCGCGCCTCAGTCCTCTGAGGTTCGTATGGTATACGTGCGCTGATTTATCGTCAGTAATCGTAGTGTCTTCTATAGGTTATAACCATCATGAAAATCTCCCGCATAGTCAACGTCGCCTTGAGTCTCTTCCGTCGGAAGAAGCAACCACACCCTCTAACCGGGGTTCAGTGGGAGCTTTTGCCGTACAGATTCGAGATCGATTGGTGCGTGGACGCCAGCGGGGAACTAATGGTGGTTCGAGAGACTGTTCATCTCTCTGGCAATGCCGTGAGGCAAAGCTTGACCTACAGGAGGAACCGGTAGTGGCTACCAGTCCGGTAACTAAGACTAAGCAGGCGTCAGCAATGACATCTGCATCCGGGTTCACGGCAGCGTGGACTCGGTTGGTCGCATTCGGACCTCTGGTGCTCCAAACAACACCATATCAAGCTAATGTTAGTGTAAAAACTTTCCAGCTGGATGTGACTAGTACGAGTACTAAGCCGTGGCCTTTGGGCCATCCCACTGAATGGACACCACATCAACGTGTGTGGTATAACCGGATCGGTGGCGAAGGGAGCGCGACAATTCAAGCTCTCAACGCGGAGGGGACCAAGTACGTTCGTCAGTTCGTACAAGGTTCAATGGAAGCAGCCTGCTCCTTGCCGCAAGGCACGGAGTGGGGTCTCCATAAGGTCCCTCTGGACCCCGGTACAGCGGCGGTTTCCGCCAAGCTGCGTGGTAAGTTGAAAGACGATTTCAACGCAGCAGTTGCCCTAGCCGAACTAAACAAGACCGTTGATCTCATCGCCTCAACAGCGAGAAAGATCGGCCAAGCCTTGTTGGCTGTCAAATCGGGCAACACCAAGAGAGCTCTTGAGCTCCTTGGGAATCCTAAGCTTAAGAAACTGAGCTATAAGGATGAGTCAGCTATCCGTCGTAGGCATCGGACCAAACGCGAGCGGGAAACCGCAAGCAAATGGCTGGAGCTTCAGTACGGGTGGATGCCGTTGTATAACGACGTGTATAACGCCGTTGAATATGCTACTAAAAAGAGTCCGCCTGGTAATCCCATCGTGAGATGCGGTGTATCTAGTGTGGTCAGTAGCGACAACGTTTTTCCATGGTCAGGAAATCCCTTCGAGATTTCTATGACGCAACGCTATATCCTTTCGGGTAAAGTGGGGCGCAGGATGGTCGTCGAATACCAAATCGACAGTGCTTACCTGAACCGTGTGTCAAATGTAGGTCTTACCAATCCACTGGTCGTGGCTTGGGAGCTTGTGCCTTTCAGCTTCGTTGTAGACTGGTTCCTTCCTCTTGGGGACTGGTTAAACGGGTTGGACGCGACGATGGGACTGACCTTTGTAAAAGGGTCTTCAACGTTCTATTATCAAGTCCAACAAAAGGTAGAGTTTGCTGCTCTTAAAAATAGCTTAGGTTCGACCGCATTCTTTCAGGGCACACAGGAATTCGCGTTCAAAAAACGCGAAAGTATGGTGAGCTTCCCCGAGATTCAGCGGCCGGTTGTTAAAAATCCGATATCTGTTGGCCACGCGGCGAATGCCCTGGCCCTCTTAGTATCTGCCTTTCACAAGTGAGTTTATTAACTATGTCTACTCAGACTGCTCTTACGGTTTTGACCCGTGGCACGGCAAATGGTGCCGCCACTGCTAACGTCACCTATAACCCGGTTTACGCCTCGCAGCGTAATGAAAACGGGTTTCTGGTGAGCGTCTGGCAGGAACGGACTTCCACGTCGCCGCTCGGCTACAGTGACCTTACGGTCATGTCAAAGCCCGCTCTTGGGAACGTTCCCATGCAGCGCCTCAACGTCCGATTGGTTCTTCCAACCCTCGAGACATTGTCGACGAGCTCCGGCAGCGGTTATACCGCGAAGCCAAAGGTGGCTTACACGAACGAAATCAAACTCGAAGCCCTGATGCCGACGCAAGGGACCAAGGAAGAGAAGTGGGAACTGCACGCCCGTGCAGTTTCTGCCTTCTCCAACGCGGTCATCCTAGCGTTGTTCAAGGACAACGAGCAAGTTTCGTAATCCACCCCCCTGAGGGGGCGTCAGTGTAACCGGAGTACGTTATCATGTCACAACGTCGTGTCTTTTCAGGACGACGCCGTCTTACGACGGACGAGGCCGCATTACGGATTTTCGAGTTGCTGGACACACCTGTGTCCTTAGGTTGCTATCTCCGCTTAAAACACGGAGAGATTAGGCAACTGATTGAGGCAACCGCCGTAAATCCGACCGACTATTGTTTGATGATTGTTAAGGAGATGCATCCGCATCTCCGCGAATCAGCCGAGAGAGATCTCGCTGAACGTTTTCGCAAAGATTATCAAGCAGTAAGTTTGCTCTCAAAGCTCGATCGCGAGATTGGGATTGATAAGGAGCTGGTCGCCTTTCAGAAATGGGAGGATGCGGAGAGGAGTAACCTTTCCACAAACGATCGATTGAGATTCTACTATGACCCAGAAAAGGGTGGCTACCGCCATCCCAACTACGGTCCGTTCGCGGAGCATCTGCACCGCGCGCGAAAAATTATAGCTAGGATTCTTGGTCGGTTTAAGTGGTCGGAGGCTGCACGACATTTCGGCTTCGGTCCCGGGGTAACCCGGCAAACCAAAGGTCGGCGTGTCGATCTCTCAAGAAAATTTGCGGGACTTCCCGCGGTTTCGCCTCAAGCCAGCGCAATCGCAGCACTTGCCATCGGTATGACACCCGTATGGTTTGAAAGTCTGACAGGGGTAATACCCGTCGGACCGTGCAGTTACCTAGGTTTGGTGACTGATGATGCTGTGTCTGTTTCCTTTGTACCTAAAAATGCAAAGACGTACCGAGCAATCGGTATAGAGCCGCTAATGAATATCTACCTTCAAAAGGGGGTGGGTACCGTAATACGGCACAGACTAAAACGCGTTGGTATTAATCTAGACAGTCAAGGGGCTAACCAAGCAGGCGCCTTCCTAGCTTCGTTGCTTAACGGACACGCGACCCTGGATTTATCCAGTGCGAGCGACACCGTGGCAATTGAGCTAGTGCGAGAACTGCTCCCCGACGACTGGTTCTATGTGTTGAACTCCCTTCGCTGTACCTACAGCGAAATCAAGGGTAAGCCTTTCGTAAAGAACCAAAAGTTCTCATCGATGGGCAATGGTTTTACATTTGAATTAGAAAGTCTCCTTTTCTACGGTTTGTCAAAAGCTGTGGAAGAACTGCGTGAAACCTCTAACGAGGTTCTTGTGTACGGTGATGACATTATCGTACACGAAAAGACAGCAGAGGATTTGATTCCTTTGCTGACTTTCTGCGGGTTCACTGTGAATAAAGCCAAAAGCTTTACATCAGGGTACTTCTATGAAAGTTGCGGTCGAGATTTCTTTCTAGGTTACGACGTACGCCCTTTCTTCATCAGAAAGGAGCTGGAGGATGTCCAAGACTACTACCTCCTATACAACCAGTGTAGGGCAAGCGATCGCAATGTCGATCGCCCTTATCGTACTCCTGTGTACGGCCCTGTTCTTGGTAGTATTTACTGTAGCGTACGCCCGAAGTTTAGGTATTCCGTCCCCTATCATTGGGGCGACGATACCGGCTTCCAGCAAAGCTTCGACGAAGCTTGCCCCTCCCTCGCAAGAGGAAGGGGTTGGGGAGTCTTCCGATTCCCCTACTGGCAATCAGTTCCCGCCACGGTAAAACGTGAGGGAATTTCAGCGCTCGCTGCGAAGCTTGCGCGTTTGTCAGTACGCTGCCTAGACCTGGATTCGCACCCAGGTCTTGCAAGGGTAGCCGAAAGGCTTTTCCCTGAGACAGTACGCACCGGTAACGACCTAGCTGTCCGTGAGGATCGCGAAGGTCGGCGTCGTACAGCTGTCGGTTATACCGTCAGCTGGGCTTAGGGGTTTACTCCTAAACCATTTGGAGACAACTTGTCTTCTG